TTCCCCTGCAACGGTTTTATTAGGAGTTCCTACCGATAATGTAGTTGGAACATTAGCACCTGCAAGTGCAAGTGATGTATGGGACCATCTTTTAACTGGAATATCGGTTGCTGGAAGTATTGGTAAATTAATAAAAGATAATCTTGATGTACCTGTTAGTAGTATCACCGGAACAACACCGGCTCAGATATGGAATTACCTTTTAACAAATCCTGTTGTGCCTGGAAGTATCTTTGAATGGATCCTTACAAATCTTGATATTAAAGTTTCTGATATCACTACAGCAATAACAAAAATTGATTTAACCAATACCTGGAAGATAAATTCAAATCAATGTAAAAAAGATAATACTTTTGGAGGACTCGTAAATTCTATCTATAATAAGATCATTGAAAAACAAGAATCTCCACCTAATCATTATAAAGAATAAAAAATGATAGAAATTGATAAAGATGGAAACATTAAACTCGAAGATGGGGCAAAGACACATCCGGATATTATTGCTCTTAAAGAATCAGTTAAAGAGAATTTTGATAAGTTTCTTATCTATTGGTATCATACTTATTGTAAAAAAAGCATCTTTAGAAATTTGGAATATGAGATCCGTAGAGGAAAGGTTTGTATAACCTATCTTCATGATTATAAACCTGAATTCTTTGAGGATAATAAGTTTTTCCAAAAAGTAATCAAAGAATATAACAACTTACAATATACTACTACAGAGAAAGAACTTGAAAATCTATTATTTAAAGATATCCCGGAACTGCGTGCTCATTTAATGAATATCTCTTTTTACAAAAAAGAAAAAATACAGATTGATCGTGAAGTAGAAATAGAAGTAGAATATAAGAAGAAGACTCATACTGTAACTATTCCTGTATCACAAAAAGTAGAAATTACCATTGATAATAGTCCGGAGAAAAGAAAGGCTCTTGATAATGCTGAGGTACTTTTTAATATGGAAAAAAGGTTAAGGTTGTTGATTGATCAGGAATTAGTAAGTCAGGGTTCAAGAAGAAAATTTGATACAAAATAACAATGTTATTCGTCAACACAAAACGGTTTCAACCTGTGATATATGAGAATGATGTTCCTCATGAGAAAGATCTATTTCATATACCGCCTAGGCATGTTCCCGAAAGTGAAAAACAGTTTGAAAGATTTGTGGCAGAAAAAGGTATTATAACCGATGATGAATATTGGGATAGGCAACACTATTATTGTATCCATGGATATACTGTAGAAAATGCTGTGATCGATGGCGGAGATACCTTTATCGATGGAGAAGATGTTATTAAGATAGACGAAAATACTCGTTACGTTCCATACCTCGATTTAAAAATTCATAATAATTCTATTCATATTTCTGGTAGAATGTATTTCTATCTTAATTTTTGGAAGATAAAAAGAAAAGAAGAAGGAAGTAAATTAAAAAAGGTGGGAGCTCCAAGATTTACAGATCTAAGTTGGGAGAATTGGGAAGTACGTGAATTAATGACCAGGAGACAAAGAGACAATCTTTGGACAAAATCACGACAGAAAGGTTTCTCCGAAGAAGAAGCTTGTAACCTGGCTTATGACTTTTTATTTATACCAGAATCACAAGGTGTTATTGTGGCCGGTGAGGAAAAATATAACCTTAATACTTTTCGATTTGTAAAAAGAGGATTAAAACATCTTCTCAACACACAGTTTTATAAGATCTTGGAAAGAAACTCAGAGGATTATATTCTTTCGAAATATACTGGATCCGAAATTTATTCACGTACCGCTAAAGATAATCCGGAAGTTCTTTCAGGTTTATCTCCATCTAAGGTTCTTTTTGAAGAAATTGGTATTTGGAAAAAAGGTCTTGTCCTTGATACATTATCATATCTACGTGCTTCTATGGAGGCCGAAGGTGAGAAAACAGGTTATATTCAATTGACAGGTACCGGTGGAGAGATAGAAGATTCTATTGAGGATATGGAAGAACTTTTTGATGAACCTGAAAAGAATGGAATATTATCATTTCCTAATAGATATTCCAGGGATAAGACCGCTGATGTCAAGACAGCTCATTTTGTACCGGCATGGAAATTTAGACTTGTCGATGAAGAAGGAAACTCTTTAAAGGAGAAGTCCATTGAAGATCTTTTAATGTCAAGAGAAAAGAAGTCTTTAAAGGCAAGATATATTGCTACAAGTCAATATCCGATATATCCGGAAGAGATATTCTCATTGAACTCTGGTGGTTTCTTTGGTCAGGAGATCACTCAATTATTGACAGAACGTTACATCTATATTACTACTCATAGAGAATGTCATATCGAAAGAAGAGGATATCTTGAATGGAAAGTAAAAGGTAAGCCATGGGAAGGCGTAAGATTCGTCGATGATCCTGATGGGTGGTTTACTATGATCGAACCTCCGGAAGTCGATGAGATAACAGGAAAACCATATAAGAACTTGTATCTTGGATCAACAGATAGTTATGATCAGGATGAGGCTGTTTATAGTTCATCAAAAGGCGCTATGCATATTCGTAAAAGATTTAATGGCCGGGATAAACATTGGGAGACATATGTTGCTCAGATTTTTGAAAGACCAACTGCAGCAACCGGTGGAGCAGAACTCTTCTATGAGCATACTGTCATGGCCTGTATCTTTTATGGTTGTGTAAATATCATAGAATGGGGAAATCCTCGTATCTTTGACTGGTATGTAAATAATGGTTTCCAACCTTTGTTAATGGAAAGACCAAAAATGGCTACCGCAAATATGATAAAAAACTCTCAACTGTCTAATCGATTTGGTGCTGATAAATCTTTAAAACCAATTTCTTTGGGTATCTTAAGGGATAAGTTGAGTAAGGAGTTTATCGACCGGCTATTTATAAAGCAACAGATATTCAAACTTGCCAAGTTTATCTATGATCCTTCAGGAAAGAAATATAATTGTGATATTACTGTTTCTACAGCTTATGGAGAACTAGCTGCAAAAGAGTATGAATTTGTTAGTGTTATCAAAGAAAAGGAAAATGACAATAAATTAAAAGGTATGTATGCCTTTGTTAATCAAGGTGGTGTTATTAAAAGAATTGTCGTATGAGTATATTAAATGAAATGGTGGCTAAGCCAACCATATTACCAAAAACTGAACAAGAAAAGATTGCATATCATATCAGGAATGTTGCCACCTATAATGAAGTGGTATATAAAAATGATATGAAATGTTGGGATTATTTCAATAATACCGTTTCTATTTCAGATTTCGAATACCTTACTAAAATAGGTAATTATGACCTACCGGCCAAATTAAGACATATTCCTCTTCAAAGGAATATGCTTAATCTTCTTATAAGCCAACAGGTACGAAGACCTTTTGTATTCTCTATCTCTGCCGTAGATGAAACATCAGCGAATAACAGATATGATAGGATAGTAAAAAACTATGTCGACCTTATGTTAAAGTCTGCTGATGCTCAGGCCGCGAATACAGTAATGCAACGTACTCAACTTGAAAGTCAATTAAGTCAGATACAGCAACAACTACAACAGGAACCGCAGGATGCTGAACAAGCAAAACAGTTAGAGGCAGCCAAACAACAGTTTCCTCTTATTTCTATGCAACTTAATACTATCATTAAGAGTTTTAAAGAACAGGAACTATTGGATCAGATAACCGTTCAGAAACAAGAACGTTATCACCGATATACTGATAAGGAGTTAAAGGAAGAACTGGCACAGAAGGTTTCCCTTACCTTACGTCAACAGTTGGATATTCAGAGAAAGTCCAATCAGAACTTTGTCAGTCATGTGGTCTCCGGAAAACAATTTTATTATGTTGATTATTTGGAAGGACAAAAATATCCGATATTCGAACCTATTGACCATTTTAAGGTTTATTATCCCAAGATTGACAACGTAGAATGGGTACAGGATGGACCATGGGGCGCTATAGAAGATAAGATTTCATTTGAACAGTTACAGATAATGTACGCTAATGATATCAAGAAAAAATATGGAGAAGATAAGATAAAAGAAATTCAGAATACCTATGGATATAGTTCTTCTTCTACTTTTGTTTCAACATCAGGTTATGGTGCTATGTATATGAATAATACTTCTGAAGCATATTACCCTGGCATCAATGATCCTTCAAATAATATCAAAAGACTCCGGATATGGTTTAAGGTACCTCGAATGGTACGTATCAAAAAGTCTTTAAATAAATATGAACAGGGTGCTTATTTCAGACATTTTGTTGACGATGAAAAGGTTCTTATCGACCAGGATGAATATAAATTTCAGAATGGATATTATATCTACAAGAACAATAAGACAAAGACCTATAAAAAAGAAGATGTAGAAACTTTTTCAACAAAAAAAGGTGATGAGATAATTACTCGTTATATTTCAGATGTTTATGAAGCTGTAATTATTGGTGATGATCTTATTGCTGTTTTAGATAGAAAAAGATTTGTAGTAATGAATACTGATAATTATACTATTACAAAACTTCCGATCGTAGGCCCTTCATTTTCTAGTAGGACAAAACAACCTTATTCTCTTATCAAAGCTACAATCGATCTTCAAGATCTTTACAATATTCTTCATTATCATGAAGAACTTATGTTGGCTCTTGCCGGCGCTAAAGGAAATGTCATTGACGTATCACAAAAACCAAAACATCTTACACAGGATGAATGGGAATACCAGATGAAATTAGGTCGGATATATATCCAGACTGCTGATGAAAATGGTCATGCTACAGGAAATAGTTTTAATCAGTGGCAGTCGATCGACAACTCTCTCTCTGCATCTATACAATATATAAAGAATATGAAAGAAATGGTTAATGATACCATGGGTAATATTATAGGTGTTCCAAGACCGCGCCAAGGCCAAGTGGTAAATACTGACCAAGTAGGCACCTTCAATGCAGCCAACGAACAAGCATCACTTATCACAGAGATCGTTTATAATGATCATGATGAAATAGAGCGTCAGGCCCTGGCACAACTATTAAATCTTTCTGTACGATATTGTTTCAATGAAGAACAGGTTTTAAATCTTATCAATCCGGACTCCGGGATTAGCACTTATAAAATACCAAAAGGGATCTTTACAGATTCTTTCTTTGATGTATTGGTTGCTAATAACAATAAGGAAGAGTCTTCTTTAAAAGAATTAAAACAGATTACTTTCCAAAATTATCAAAAAGGACTTGTTCCCTTTTCGCAGATCCTGGACTTCTATAGAACAGAAAGTCTTACTGAACTTTATAAGAAAGTAGAGTATTTTACTAATATGTCAGAGGAAATACAAAGACAACAACAACAGGCCGGTCCGGAACAACAGATAATGATAGAACAAAAGAAGATCCAGTTTACCAAGGAATATGATATGGCTATCGAAAAACTTAAACAACAGACAGAAATGATGAAGTTGAAGTTAGAAGAAGCCAAACTTACCCTTGAACAGGAAAAGTTCAAATCTGAAATTGAGTTTAAATATTCACAGGATAATAATAAGTCTCAACTTAAAGCTACTGAAATACAAAATGAGAGAGATATCGAAGGTGCCTATCTTGGTAGTCAGGATAAAAATCTTAACTTCCAAAATCAGTTAGAGGCTATTAAAGTTCAATTATCAGCAATTCAACTTGATATACAAAAGAAACAAGGAGAGGATAGTCATTTAGAAGGAATGACTAAAATAACCTCTGACCATTATCTTAAGAAAGGACAGAACAAAGAAAAAATCAAGGATTAAAATATTTTTTTATAAAATTTGCATATCGTAATAAAAAAGTTATATATTTGTTTAATTAAAAATCAGAAAAATGGAATTAGAAAACACAGATTTAGGAGCAATCGATCAGGAAAAGTTATTTTCCGATACTCCTGTAGACGAGACTGGAATAACACAAGAAAGTATTACAGCAGAAATTATGGGTACAAAACCTATAGAACAAACATCTGAAGGTAAACCTGCTACTGAAAAAACTGAAACAGAAAGCACACACGTTGTTATTCCCGAAGAACTGAAAAACATTCCTTATGTTTGGAAAGAACTCTTCAACGAAGTATCCAATGACACTTACAAACTTGAAATTCCAAAAGAAGTTATTTCAAGAAAGAACGAAGATGGTACTCCATTAACAGAAAAAAGGGAATATGAACTTCTTAAAGATACCCTTAAGAAACATATCAGACCGGAAGTTGATGAGGATCCTTTTATCAATCGTTATAAAATTGCTCGTATGAGTAAAGATTTCGATTATAATACTTTTATGACGCAGGAGACAGAAAGAATTAAGATCTTCAATATGCCCTCAGAAGAATATCTCTTTAACGCCTATAAACAACAGGGAGGAAAGTCAGAAACAAAACCAGATGGTTATACCGATGAACAAATCAAAGACCATGTTTCTAAGATGAATCCTATAGAACGGGATGCCCTTGTTGAAAAACTAAAAGCAAATTATGCTCAATATATTCAAGATCAAGACCAATTAAAAATCAAAGAATTCTTTGGAGAAGTTAAAAATCAATTCGAAACTGAAGAAGCCGAAAATCAAAAACTTATCCAACAATATATCGCAAGTATTCAAAATGAAAAAACTATTCGTGGACTTTCTTTTGGCGATGCCGAAAAAAAGAAATTTCTCGAAGACATTCCTCAACTTATCAAACGTGATCCCAATACTGGATTGAATGCCCTAGAAACCTATCTGCAAAGCAATAAGAATTTCGAAAAGCTTCTTCCCTTTATTATTTTAGACATGCAAGGTAAGCTTGATACCTACATGAGTAATCGTGTAGAAGATGTAAAGAAACAAGTAGAAAAGAAACTAGGAGTGGATGGCAATGGATTCCGAGAAGGAGCCAGTGGCGATCCAGGTACTGATTGGAATAAACTCTACGGAGACGACCAACAGTAACATTGAACCAAAATTATTAATTTTTAACACTTAATGCAATGAAATTCGTACCCGGTGGGGTCCAAACCATAGCCCAGGAAAGTATTACTTCACGTATGCTCATGCAGGCTGGTATCAATAACCCCGATTTTTTACCTACAATCATGCGTCTATATCAAGACGATGAAAGTCCTCTGACTTCTATCCTTGACATTAAAGGATTAAAGACTAAAGGATTAAACTTCTCAACGAACAATGCATCTTACAGAACTGTAGGATCCAACCATGTTCAGTATGCTATTGCAAATTCCGATGAAAGAAAGATTTATCTTCGTGCCAATGCTGATGGTAAAACATACCTCGATGATAAAAATGGCCCGACTACTCCCGGTCTTGGATATTCTTTCTTTTATATATGGGTTGACACAAACTGGGCCGGATTCCAGGAAGTTATAGAGCTTGCTGATAACCGTACTCTCTTGTACATTCTTACCGATCCGGAAGAAGATACCAATGAGACCTGGCGGTTAAAAGTAAAGATCTATGGTGCTGAAGACGACACTGTATTCTGCGATCCTTTCTTACTGGAAGAAAATCGTGAAGCTGCAGCTGTTATGGCGCCTGCTGAACAGGATTTCTCAGAACGTGGTGTTGAAAAATACACCTTTGATGGATGGGGTGATGCTTATCTTTCATTACAACGTTTCAAATATTCCTGGTCAGGTACCGCTAAAGCAATGAAAGTTTCCGGGAAATGGGTTATCCATAATGGTCAGAAACTATTCCTGACAGAAGCTGAAGACCAGATGATGAGACGTGCTGCTCGTTATCTTGAATATCAACTTATCTTTGGAAAAACAACCGTTAATGCCGATACCCGTAAAGTTACCTTACGAAACGAACAAGGTCGTGATGTTCTCGGTGGTGCCGGTATCATGTATGGTGGTGATGGCCCTATTGATATTCCTTACAATGGATGGAATAAGAAATTTGTCAATACGTTACTTATGAATATCGATTCCTATATTACCCGCGGTGGTGATGGTAAACGTGAAGCTGTAGTAACGGTAGGTCAGCAAAGTTCCCTGTCTTTCCATGAAATGATGAGAACTATGGGCTTGACACAAAACAACAATATCGTTGGTGATGGCGCCTCAAAAGGTATCATTGACAGTTATGCTTTCTATGAACTCGATGGCATCAGACTTATTCCTGTTCGTTCCTCATGGTTCAGTCAGCAAAGAAGGCCTGGTTTAATGATGGATGATGGTACCTATTCTAATGAATGGGATGGTATGATTACACCTATTGGCTTCAACCAGGAAGGTAAACCAATGATCGAACTTGTTCAGTTACGTCCTATGTCACGTGGTACTGTTGCCGGTATTGATATTGGTGGAAACATAGCATCTTCTGTTGATGGTTCTCAGACACACATCTTATTCCAGAATGGTGTTATCTCTGCTATTCAACCTTTCAGGATCTACAAACCGCGTTATGTAAAAAGAAGTTCTTTCATTGGAACTCCAACTCCGATAGGTCAATAATTATTAACCTTAAAAAAACAGAACAATGATTATCAAATTAAGAGCAATGACAAAGGCTGGCAAGAAGGGCGGATTACTCGTTCTTGCCAGTGAGTATGATGGTACATACGCTACAGGACAACATATTGATTCCTCTGACAAATCAACAAGAGGAAACTTGACACCAGAACAAATGAGGAAGGAAAAACTTCTGACAGATGAACAGGCTGAAAAGTTTCCCTTTATTATCGATCCTTTGAATACCTACAAATGGCCCGATGGTCACAGGTTTGAAACAGATAATTACATGGATCGTGCATTCATGAAATTTATCCTTTTGAACTCTGATAAGGTGGCTGAGAACAAAGCCGTATATAACCGCGGGAAACATGAATGGTATTTTGAAGATAAAGAGGCAGAGGCAAAAATCATCATCGATAATGACGATCTTTGGTTTGAGGCAAGACAGAAAGTTGCAAATTCTTCCATTGATAAAATGAGACAGATTTCCTTGCTGTTGAACTATCTTGTCAAAAATTCAAGTATCGACGTGAGAAATTCTTCCTCTGATATTATAAAGTCACTTCTTTATGAACTTTGCAAGAAGAGTCCAAAAGTTGTCCTATCATGTTTTCAACCCGGAGCCCAGGATGATATTTTCATTATGGAATTGGTACATTATAATATCTTGTCTTTGAAAGAAGGTAAGTTTTATGATGGTACTCGTTTTGTTGGTGGAAATATCCTTGATGTAAAAGAGTATATGTCAAAGGTAGATAATGCTCAGTCCAAATCACGTTGGATGTCTCAACTTGATACAGCAAAAGGCCGGAAGGTTAGCAGCAAAGATGAACTTTTCGAAAAGGTGATGAACTCTATAAAAGTTCTTATCTTTGACAAAAAGTTTGATGATGCAGAAAAAGAACTTGACAGCCTGGAAGCTATATATCCTGAAAATGAAAGAATTGATGGACTTCGAAAAGATCTACAACAGGTGAGGTTTATCAATATTCCTAAAGGTGATACTAATGAGAGTTCTGCCGGTAACATGTCGAAAAAGCAAAAAGCACGATATGATGAATTGCAGACACTTGAAATAGAAACTCTCCAGGAGATGGCCCGGGATTCCAAAAGGAAAAAAACGGATTGGGAAGGTCTTAACAAAGAACAACTCATTCGTTATCACGTTTCATTCATAAAAGAATAACCAATGAACTTAGGTACAACCAGAGAAGTTTACGAAGCATTCCTTGATGGGATTAAAAAACCATATACCGGAACTGTTATTCCTGCTGTGTTTAATCGCATATGGAACGAATGGGCTCAGGAAGAATGGATGACTCGTAATCTCTCTGATGAACAAGGGAGTGAGATAACTGAAAAACAGATGGGAGACCTTGAAATTTTAAGGGTTGTCACTGATGGACAGTTATCATCTTGGCAGGGTGCCATATGGTATCCTATAGCGCCTGTGGCGACAACGAACTCCTTTGTTTATCCTAAGTACACTCAGGTTATGAATGTTGTTGGTCCGGTTGCACAACAGACAATGCCGTTGTATAGAAGATTTCTTAATGTGAAGTTTAAAATCAACTATATTGATAATATCTGTGACCTCACAGGTATTTCAGATTGGTTAGATGCCCGTATTATGAGAACTGATAAAAGATCCTTTAATGAATCTTCAGAGTATCGTAAACCGGCAGATGATAATCTTTACTATGAAATGATTAATGGTGTTATAAGATTAATCACAGGCACTTCTTCTACGGCTTATGCTATGCGACTGGAATATTATCGCGAACTAAGACCTTTATTCTATGATGCCTACCAACCGGCAGATGCTCCTAACCCGAGTTATACTCCTGGTGTAGGTTCAGTAAATTGTGAGTTAGGATACGAGCAAAAGAATGAGATCGTAAAAATTGCGGTAAGACTTTACTTAGAACGAGTACAAGACCAGAGGTATAAAACGTTCTTTCAAGAACAAATGATGTCAAATATTTCTCAAAAATAATATTAATTTAATTTTTAATTATTCTCTATCATGGAAAACTTAAAATATCCGAGGACTTTGATCCTCATTAATGACCTTACTGTTGGTGATATCGCTGTCTACCCTGACACTATCACAAAAAGAAGGATTCTCTCTTTCAATAAGATCGGATTTCAAATTTCCGGAGCTCCTTATGTAACAGGTGATATCGCTGCTGATACCATTACTGTTAAGACTGGTTTTTTGAACAGCAAACCCGAACTTATTACGATTAAAAAATCATGCACAGATCCCGGAGATTTGGGAATGTACAAGATTGTCCTGGATCCAAACTGTCCTTGTGATGAATGTGATTATGAATATTCCATTGGTTTTACCGACAAAGTAAAAGAACCCGGTGTGAATAACCAGGATTATGTTCCACATTACAGAGGTTATGCCGGCAAACTTGAAAAATTCTCATGTACTGGTGGCCTGATTGATGATTCTTATCTCCTGGAAATGGAAGATGATCTTATTCAACAGATCAATTCTGATGCTCAGGGATGGGTTGATGCTTATCGTTTTTATACAGTTGATAACACATTACTTACGAACCCTTCTTCTTTAACAGTAATCTTAGAAAATGGAACTTCGTATGTTGTTACAGCTGCTACCGGTGCCGCACAACAATTGGCTGATGCTTTCAATGCCGATCCTGATTCTGTTACTGCAGGACTATATGCTTTTACCACGAGCACACATGATATTATCCAGATCACTTCTTTTCTTCCCGGAGTATTGTTTACCATTGACTCAACAACCTTGGTAGCTTGTACGATTGTTGAAAGAGGAATTATTGTGAAGAACAGAGATCTGTATCGTCATGTATACCCGCGTGTAGATGCAGGTTTTGCCACCGTTACAAAACAGACAGGATTGTTTATCACAGCTACTACTACAGCTGGACTTACCGATGTTCAGGTTATTGCTGCAGGATATACTACCGTTGCCGGTACAGCTGCTGACCATGCTACAGAGGCTACCTATGCTACGAACATCAATACTGCCATGGGCGCTTTCCATACTACAGGCATGACAAGTGCTACAGGTATTGGAACTATAGGTGTCTATGTATGGGGCAGTGGTCTGATTGATAATATCGATGTTTCCTTTACGACCGCTTCTACCTCTGTCCTTACCTTTGATTATTCCGGAGAAGGACACTTTCCTTATCTTACTGCAGCAGATGTATTCCGCTTATTTGCTGAAAGACATAATGGAGATCTTGATAATATGACCTGGCAGGAACAGGCTATCCAGGGTGCTGAATATTGCCATTATCGTATTACAGCTTCAACAAATGTCGTTCCGAACCTGCATGGTGCTTCTCATTATAATGCTTACAAAGTCCATATTGATCTGTATATCAAAAAAGATCAGACTTCAAAGCTTGTATGGGATGATGCTACTCCTGTTGGTGACCTTGAACATTCATTAAGCAAAACTGTTGAGACCGGTACCCCGAACACAGACCTTGATGATGCTTTAGGTGTATGGGCTAAAGCTGCCATAAATAACTGGTAAAATTACCCTCTGTCAAAAGTGCTGGCCTTCGGGCCGGCACTTATGGCTTTGGGATATAATTAAAGTTATGGCAAAGAGTCTAAAGAAAATTTACGACATGTTGGTTGATGAACTACAACAATATCAACCTTCCGATGATTTTCCTATTCCAAGAAAACTTATCCTTGACAAGATCCATGATGCAAGGGCCGCGATAATAAGAAGAGAATATAAAGATTCGAAAAAGATTGATCCTGCCTACTATCAACGTATCTGTTGTGTAGAGGTAGACTGTCTGCCACAAGGATGTACTTTCAATGGAGTCTTTGTGGCTTCAGGAGAGACTATCTGGCATGCTGTCTTACCGGCTCTGATAACCGATGTCGATGATCTTAATCTTATCTATGTAGGACAAGACAACTATTCCAGGCCATGGTCACTTATGAATTTCGAAGCATGGATGAACGTAGAAGGGAATATCGCCACAGGAACATTACCTGCCGGCACGATAGTAGGCTCTGATTTATATTTAAAAAATTTACCGACACAAGGCATTAAGTTCATCTGTATTATTGCCCTTGTATATGATCCAACGTCAGTCTGTAATTGGGATGATGATAAACCCTATCCGGCACCCGATGATATGACGATACAGATGTTAGTAAAAAAGGATATCAATGCTGTATATCCTATCCTACCAGACAACAGACAAGATTCCAGGCCCCCGGAGGACAACCAACAGCAAAGACCACAAAGACAACAAGCCACTAACGACGATGCTCAACAAGAATAACAATGGACTACTTAACGATAATAGTATCAATAAGAGTAACAGGAAGCAATGGTACTTTGAAGTTATTCAAACCATATCTTCAGTATTGTTATGTGGAAGATGTTATCGTTGAGGGTTGTCCTTGTTGTATCTGTACAGATAACGAACCGACATTACATTATAAGATTGTATTCAATGACGAGGAGTTTTTGATCCCGGCCGACCATGGAGTGAAGACAAACATCAAGACCAATTGTGAGAAACAAGATCTTAATGAGTATTGGAAGTTACGTAATGAACAACCAAAAGACATGTGGAAAGTCACCAAAGATTTATTAGGCATAGATATCAAGGCCGGCAATACTGTCGTGCATAATGGTTATGATTATTCACCGAATAAAGAATTCAAAAACATAGAACCAGGAGACGGAGAACAATGATAAAGACAACGCCTTTGACATTACGTGATATTGTTCATGGAAAACAAAGTCATAGAGGATTAAAGAATAAACCGTTAGTATCGATCTTTGAAAGAACTATTAAGAAAAAAAGAAGGTTAAGCAAGAGGAGTGATAAGGAATATGCCAATGACATTGCTAGTGACATAACCTTTTTATTTTGGAAACTTCTTTTAAACGACCTGATAGACAACAAAGGAACTTTTATATTACCCTACAATACATTCAAGTTAAAAGTTATTTCTGATAAAAGAACCAATTTGCCGTTTTGCATGTTCATTAATAATACTAAGATAGTAAGAATGAAAACCAATGCTTATATGATATTTGAGGGTGATTTATTGGAAAAAGCTTTATGGAAAAGAGAAGATGGAGAGAGATTTACTTTTGATCAATTCGATTTAAATTTTTATTGATGATAGCTCAAAAACGAAAAATACTGGTTGATAGAAATGAAATGGAGATCAATCCTGATACCAATGAGATCCATTCTGATTTTACTGATAAACCTATTCTGAACCCTTATTCCGATGAGAGTTCTCTTGCTTATGTGTCTATCACAAATAAAATTGTTCCACGCGGTGCCCGGGAAGTGTTTTTAGATGGTACAACGAATGCTGATGATGTTATGGTCAATAGTGCCAAGGATGCTTCAAAAGTTGTTCACGATGGAGATTTACCCTATTGGGAAATATTTAATGAATGGTATAAGACAAATACTCCGGAAGGAAGAAGTGGTAAGGAGTATAAACTAGGAGATTATGATTATTATAATTATTTTGTCTCTGTCTTTACTGATAAGAACATGCCAAACCATGAAAAAGCCGTTGAACTGGATCATACCAATGGTAATCACTTCTATGATACTTACAAAACTCCAACTCATATTACATATAGTAACGAAAGTATTTACTCTCCTTATAAAGATATTCCGATAGGTAAAGACTATAAACCTATCATTATAAAACCCGGGAAATGGAGTCGTAGTAAAATGACAAAAGACAGGTTTACACCTTCACAAAGTCAAATTGAGTATTGGGGGTCAGAGAGATATCTTGAATATTTTAGTAAGAATGAACCCGGGGTGGAACTGGAAATTAATGGTAAGATTTTTCTTGGAAGAGATGATGGTAATATCAATAACCAGTCTCAGATCAAGGAACCTAATATGATTTTAAATCAAGGTATTGACTTTTTTAAACCATAATTATAATGGCAAAATTTATTCAAAATAATAAATATTCTTCTTATCGCGTAGTACATTCGGAACTAAACCGTATCTACAAACATAAACCTTTTGACATCAACGATGTTCAAGAATGGTGTGCTCAGGTAGAAACACGATATACTGATAATGCGGATACTCTTGTACACTTCTTACAAATTTGTCTTACTGTTGAGAATGGTATGGCACTAACACCTTGTAACATCACAAGGATATTGGATATTTATTCAGATCCGGACAATGAAAACTCTGTTGTCAATGCAAGTGATAATGGAGTTTATCTTATTATGCCGGTAGATTATAGTCTTGACTATGTTTATATCAACTATGTAGGTTGTCCTATCAATGAAGAAGGGGAAATACTTATTCTTAAGGGCCACGAAGAAGTTTGTAAGACCTACTGTAAGATTAATCATTTTGAAGAAGATGTCACCAACAGGAAGTTCGATGCGAATATCTGGGCGATGTGGGATACTAAGTTTTCTAACCAGGTTAAGAACGCACGTTATGATGTATTCAGAAATTGGACTCGCGATAAGTTTAACCAGTTGAATGTTATTCATGGAAACATGATTCCTAAGATCGGTGGATTAGTATTGTATCATTTAAATTTTAAGTAAGATGCCAATTTATAATCCTTTAAGTCCTATTCAAGTAAACACATCATATTTTAAAAAACCTGTGATAAGGGATATTAGTGGTTATAACGACTTAGATGCGATAAGACAACAGTATGTCAAGGAACAGGTAACTAATGATCTTGTAAGACAGGAAATGCTTAAACAAGCTCAAAAAGATTATGCTGCAGGTTATGATATGGAGGCTCCCGGATCCAGTAAATACTATAATCCTTCATGGGGTAATAACACCTGTATTGGATGGGCCTGTGAAAATGCAAGAAAGGCTGAGGTAGCATTAGGATTGGAACCTTCGGTTAAGGTTATTCCTTCAAATAAAGATTTTATCAATCAAGTTGATAAGGGTAATATTCCTTTTACTAAGGTAGATAAACAACAACCAGGAGATATTTTACAATTTACTGTTGGTGATATCCCATTTCATTCAATTCTTACATCTGGACCTATTGAAGGAACAAAAGTAAAAGCTTTTTCAGAAGGTCATGAGGGGCCGTTATCAAATGAAAATAATTATTTAAATCCAAAACAGGAATACAATCTTTTTCGTTATACCGGTAAGAATAGTAAGATAGAAGAAGACTATGCAAAGAAGTTTGAACAGATGTATGGTTATCCTTATCCCGGGAAAAAAGGATTACCACAACAATCATTACAAAGTAGTTTGGTAAAATTATGAGAACAGAGGTAAACATATTTCAGAAAGGTCTCATATCGGATATCGATCCTATGATAGTACCAAATGGTAACTGGACATTTCCTACTGTCCATGCCAGGATAATATCAAAAGATGGTCATGGTTTTATAATAACCGAAATGAAGGGCAATACAGAACATTTTGACCTTTCTAATGGTTTTGTTCCTTTGGGCGCCTGTGAGTATAATGGAGTGCTCTACATAGCTTCTCATAATCCTTCTACCGGAGAGGGAGAGATTGGAAGTTTTCCTACCCCGACAGGTTCAGGTTTTACAAGAATTTATACTCCATTGCAGAACTATATAGATCCCGTAACATCTGTCTTGGGAAATCTACGTACTACTCTTTTTAATTGGGATCTGAATATCGTCGTTGATATGTTCGCAAAGAAATCTTATGATGGTTCTGTGGATCTGTATTTTTGTGAAAGAAAAAATCCTAACCGTATCATCAATACCAACTTTACACAAGGTGGTGCTCAGTTAAACAGGATATATACCGATAAACACTTTAATAGTTATATCAATCAATACCCTACTTTCAATAATATTATCTCTGTGGATCTTGACAAGATCATTAGTCCAGGAGAGTTAAAATGTGGGATATATATCTTTTACTTCCGGTTGATGAATGATAACTTTGATGTCACAAATATTGTGGCAGAGAGTGGGCCATGTCAGGTATATCGCGGAGGTAGTTTTGGCAATGCTAATCCTGTCTATGACGTAGGTACCGTTTCCGATGTTGAGGGTGGTATGCAAAATGAAGACTCAGGAAAGACGATATTCCTAAAACTTAACAATCCGGATACTACATACAAATACATTCAGATATTCTATACCAGGTACTTTTCAAATCAGGATGATGTCCTTGTTCATGAGACACGACAAATCAATACTCCTTATCTTATCGCTTTTGATGTAGTAGGTGGGATAACACAAACCTATATGACTCTTGCCATAAGAGGTAATGAAACATCGGCTTTATTGAATGATGTAACTCTTTTAAGAAAATATCCTATCGCGGATAGGTGTAAGACACATTGTTCTGTAGAGAATCGCTACTTTGGAGCTAACTGGAAGGACAAGGCCAAACATCTTGATATCTATGTAGATTTTTGCAAGAGGATCTGTATCTCTTATTCTATAGAACAGAAAGAAGCTGAAACTGCAGATTGGCATAAAGATCATTCTCCTTTAAGGAACCAATATAAAGACTATAAACTAACCTATGACAAAGTAGGTTATTTTCGTACAGAGGCATATGCTTTTGTTGCCTTATTGGAACTCGATGATGGTACTATGACAGATGGTTATCCTATAACTGGTATCGATGCTTTAATGTTAAACCAGGTTGATATAGAGAACATGTATGACTCCTTCATGCAGGATATGGATGTTACTCCTACTCATACCTATGATTATACTATCTGGCATAGTCATTATGGTCAACATGTTTGTCTTCCAAACACAAAAGGTATTTTTCGTTTCCCGGGATATGGACAACATACCAAGAATACAATACTAAATGAATTTGGAGTAACGGTACCTGTGAATACTGGTACTGTCCAATGGAAGAAATCTGTTATTGATAATTGGATAGCACCCCATGTAAATATCTTACACCCTGTTTTTATTTATAAATATGCTATGGCATTACTCGATGATCCTAAGTATACTTATATCAAAGACCATGTAAGAGCAATACACATTGCCAGAGCAGATAGGAATAAAAATCTTCGTTACCAGGGATTAATGATGGTATGTTCCAATTCACATACTGGAAATATGGTTTCATATACCGGCCTGTATAGTTATGATGATGGTAATAATACAAGTGTTGTTACTCAATTTCCTCCATATGCTTTCGATAATGCAGCAAATGGTGGTATAGGATCTGGGATAGAATGTAATCAGGTTTATGAAGCTGATGGTCTCTTTGGTACTTTCCGGGATCCTTGGAATAGATATGGTCATGATCCAGAACATCATTCATGGTTTCATACTTATAATGATGCTCTTATACCTCTTTACAAAGCTTATTGCCCGGCTCATTATTATAAGGATAAGGAACCAGCCGGCACACATTGTGACTATAAGGCAATCAATATAAACTATCTTGAAAGAATGTTTTTCATTGGAAATAAGTATGCTTTTTATTCCTATGACTTCTTATTCAAGCAATACAACGACATTGAGAATATTAATCACTTCCGGAGAGTCTTAACCTGGGATAGAGAAAGTAATGCGAAATACTTTAAAGGTTTTGACGAATGGAAAGAATATTGGGGTAATGGACAAAAGGGTACTCCTTCTATTTTCCCGGCAGTGTATATGATTGATACTTTTGTCAGTAGACATCAATATTCTCCAAGATATGATTATCATGATGGATATTATCTTACCAATGTGCCAGTTCTTCAGTTTCTTCCTAATCCTATCACTCCATTAGCTGGTGGTACAGATAAATATTTTGAAAAGATAGGTGAATCAAGACCTATAAAGATTACCGATACTACAGGACTGTCATACCGATTTATCAATAGTGCTATGGAATATTGGCAGTCTCCTCAAAATACCATGTGGTTTATTCATGATACGGCCCAAGGAGATAGAGATCAAGTATCAACATGTAGAAGTATGTTTGCACAAAAATATATTGGGATTGATATTGATTTTCAAGTATGGGGGCATGAAGGTGATGATGATAAAGATGCTAATCATGATATTTTTAATTTTTATGAGAAAGATCCTTATGATATTCTTGATATAACAACCCTATATAATCCGGTAGAGTTATCTTATCATATAATCTCAAAACCATATTCTGTTTCAGAACTATATGGTATTTATTCTATTGATCATACCAATCTTTTATCTTATGACCTTTATCGCGGGGATTGTTTTTTGCAAAGGTCTTATTTTAAACAGATGTATTGGAATGGAAGTTCTTTTGGAAATAGTGAGCTTCATGGCGCCTATGATGAGGTAGGACTTGATATTAATGCGGTAGATAACTGTAAGGCAACTACTGGTAGTGGCCGGTATAGTAATTTCACTCATGGTCTTATCGTTGGTCTTATCCTTGAATGTGAAAATAACGTTGCAATGAGAAGTTCCGGAGAGACAAATAACTATTATCCGAAAGTTTATGATTCCAATAGTTTTGCCAGAGCAGCATTAAATACAAATGGTATTGAGTCATTGATACTCAATAAAGGATATAATCAGCAACTATCAGAACGTAGTTTCTCTCATTACTTTAAAGAGGTTCCTTACATTGTAGAAGAACATGAGACACGCATATATCATTCCGGAGTACATTTGGAGTCTTCTTTTATCGATGGATTTAGAACTGTCCTGGAAGGTAATTATGTTGATTATAGTCTAGAATACGGTCCTATACACAAGATCTTTGAAAATCAAGGAAAGATCATATCTGTCCAAAGAGATACTATCAGTGAACATTCAACTAATCAGGAACAGGTAAAACTACCGAGTAACGAAAGTGAATTGATAATAGGTACCGGTCCTATCTTGTCCAAGAAAGTACAGAAACTTGCTAATTATGGAACTCAGCATATGACATCTGTCTTGAATGGTTATGGTGTTGACTGGCAGAGAAGGATTATATGGAGAGTTAAAGAAGATGATAAGAAAATGACAAGTGTGAATATCGCGGAAGATCTCTCTACCGGAAAACTTATTGGAAAGTGGTTTAATGACTTTGCAAAGACTATTGATAGTCAGACAGACATTAATCAAGGAATACTCGATTATCCTCGTAATGGAGAAGGAATTGTTACTGGTCATGATCAGAAGAATAAAGAGATATATTTCTCTTTTTTTAAAAAAGTTATTATAGAGGTTGAAAATGGGAAAGATAAATATGAAATGTTAAGTACAGGAATTATCTTTAATCCTCTTCTTATTGATGCTTTTGAAACTACTTTTGCTTATAATCCTGCAATGTATATGTCGTTGGATGATGAATTTATTACTTTTGAAATGGATAATATTACTACTTTTCATTCATTAAATAAAGCTTGGTTGGAAGATAGTGGTATTCCTTTGAATTTTTATGGTAGACAATATGAATGGCAGTTATCCTTATATACACAAGGATCCGAGGGAACACAACTTGTAAGTAAACAGTTTTATTCACAGATGATACATGCTGAATATCCTGTATTCTCAAAGATAGAGTGGGAAACAGAATTTCAAAAAGGAGAACTTAATCCTTTTGTTGATCCTACCGATGTAAGATTTTATGCTCAACCAGAATATTTAGAACATAAATGGAATGTTCCTATCTTTGTTAAAACAGATCCTATAGAAGATCAATATCAACCGGATTCTGATATGAGAGGAACTTATTTGAAAACAACACTATCTTATAACGGAAATATTCCTATCTTTATAAAAGAATTTTTAACTAATTATGAAATTTCAAAATCTTAAATATCATGGCAGAAGTATATGGCAGTAAAGATTGGCAACGTTCTCTTGCTACAGGATTGGGTAGATTACTACCTTTTTTTGGTGGTACGATCGCTAATGCCGTAACATCACCTGGTGGAGTTACAAAAGAAATGAAAGCTGTAGAAGAAATGAATACTTCTCAGTTTTATAATCCTAACAAGTTTGGAACAAGGGAAAATATCTCTATGGTATCCGGGAAGATGCCAAGTCATATGACAGACTTTACAACAGCCATTGGTGATTCAGTAGGAGGTCTTGTCAATACAGCATTGAGTTTCTTCAATATGGGAGGCCTTACATCAAAAAAAGCTATTGATACTATGCCGTCCATACATGCACCTACAAGTGTAATAGGAAATGAATCAGGACTTATTGGAAAGACAGACAGAACTCTTGAACAGGCAGCAAAGGATTTTAATAACTTTGGTGGAAATCTTATTGGAGGTCAGAAGTCAAAAGGTTATAATTTTAATCCAAATATTATTCCTCAATATGATTTTGATAATGTTCTAAAGAATACTATTACAGATCTTCCTAAGACAATAACCGGATTTGAGGGCTCTTCTGGTATTGGTGGTGTTGGTAATCTTGATGTGCAAAATATTCTTGATCAATGGTCACAAAAATGGAGTAAACAAAAATTTTAATTTATAAAGTTATGATTGTCAACGATCCCGAAATATTAAAAAAGGCTCTTGCAAAATTTAATGTAAGACCTATAAATACCTTTGAAGATTATAATAATCAAGGGTATGAATATAATCTGCGACCTTTTGCTCCTCATTTTAAAGCTGAAAGTCTTTATGATATTGCTGCAGGACAAGAAGGACTCGACGCCAAGGCAGGACTTGCCAAGGCAATAGATAATCTGGAACATATGAAACAGTTTCAAATGGAAATAAAAACTGGACTTCCTATAACTTATAGGCATATTTGGCCTTATAATATCACGCCTAAAAATACAGGAGTTAAAACAGATCCTAATGCTATTGATATAAAGAGTTTTGTTGATATAGCAAAAAAGAATGATGAGGATTATCTTAATCGAGCAAAACAACTTATCATGGGCGCTGGTATAACAAATCTATTACCAGAACTTGCTACCTTGGAACAAAACCTTACCGCTACTCCTCCTGATGGATTAGGACAATATAACCTAGCACATCCGGAATTTAACTTCAATGAGGATCCTTATCAAAGTGCTATTAAAGATACTATTGGTTCTTCGATAAGTAATCAGCAGTTGGCAAAACAAATGGGAGCCACGGAATTACTTCCCGGATTACAGGGCGCTTCTGATCAAGCCGTACAGAAAATTCTTGAACAGAGAGGTCAGAATCTTGGTCAGATGCAACTACAATACCTGCAGAGTACCCTTCAGAATGAAAATACTGAAGCTGGTATCAATGAACGTATTGGTGAAGTCAATATGGCACAGAGAGCCAATTGGGATAAAGATAGAAATACCAATATCAAAGAGCAGATGTCCAATATCGCAGCGACAACAACCGGTGTTGGAGAGAGTGCATTGAATATCTTTAACCTTAAAAATCAGAATGCTTCTCTATATGCTTTGTTACAGTCTTATGCAAAAGCCGGTCAGTGGGATAAGGTACAAGATCTTATTGCTAGTGCAAAAGGTCTTACCTATATAGAAAAAAATGGTAGTTTAGCCAGCGAACAGGTAACACCTAAAAAAGTTTAAGTCATGGGATATTTTTCATCAACAGGATCGGGATCTACGTTATTAGGATTTACTCCTTCTAAGATGCCAGAAATAAAAGAGCCATTGGGTCTTTTAACATACGCTAAGTCTATGATGTCGAAAAAATCAGAATCTGATAACCAGGAGTCTCAAAAGGACTCCTATCTTGTTATACCGGGTACCGAGGGTGGAAGAAAAGATTTTATGGGTAGAGCTCAGGTAATTGACTATGCTATGAGTGCCGTACAATCAAAGATAGAAAAATCTTTTTCACAGTATAACGATTATAACTCTTGGATAAAAACTGATGAGGCCAAAGGTCTTGTAACGGAATTAAGGATGTTAGCATTACAGAAAAAAGAAAATGAAAGTAATATTCCTGTACTTGATTATAATGCAAGTCGATATGAAGAATCTCAGACAGCAATAAATCAGAATTCTATTGGCAATAAACTTGCTATGAGGAAAGTTGGTGATTCTTTTGTTCCTTTTTCTTATAGAAACCTTCCAAGTACCTATAATGAAGCTGCAAGTGATTTTTGGGCCAAGGCACCAGTATATGGTAAAAATGGTCGTATGCAGGTAGAAAGTAATCCTTTATATATCTCAAAGTTTGATGGGGCTTTTGATGCTAAGAAGAAAGAGTTTCTT